TCATAAGGATTGGAACAATGGCTGGACACCGCAATAAGCGTTTCTCCATCTTCGACGCTATGGACGATCGGGGGGACTTCATCTCCAACCCGAATAACTCCGGGGCACAGTCCCGTGAGGGGGAACCTCTGTACAAAGGTCCGACTCAGTATCCCAAGATGATGTATCATCCGATGGGGGAGGAGCGGATCACCAGCCCGCAGCGGATTGAGCCGACCTCAACCGGGCCGGTTGTGGTCCCGGAGACCACTGAGTTGGTCCATCGGGTTGTGGAGACCGATGCTCAGTATCAGGAGCTTCGCAAGCAGGGCTGGCATGATCATCCGGCTCAGGCCTTGGCGGCGGCTGGCAAGGCCGCCCCGGAGATGGGTCTGGACAAGCAGAAGGAGGCCCTGGAACGTCAGATCGCGGCCCTCCAGGCACAGCTGGCACTGGCCCAGCCGGCCTCGGCCCCGAAGACCAAGGGGTAAGACTCCATGGCTGTCCTCGATCCCGACAACACAACGGTCTCCGATATCTGCACCGCGGCTTTGCAGGAGGCCGGGGTTGTCGGGATGGGGCAGACCCCGAACAACTCCGAACTCCTCGACGCCCAGGCGCGGCTCCAGTGGATGCTCCAGCAGTGGAATATCAAACGATACCTAGTCTATCGTTTGGCGTCTCAGGCGTTTGTCTCAACCGGCGCGGATAATTACTTCATCGGGCCCGGTGCGGACTTCAACTCCCCCAATACACGCCCGGATAAGATCGAGAATATCATTCTTCGGCAGAATGTGAACGGCGGCTTGTCGGTTGATTATCCCGTCAAGCTTCTACAGGCCAAAGAGGACTACGCTAACATTGCCCTTAAGGGCATGAAGGGTTTCACAACCACAGCGTATTATGAGCCTGATTTTCCAAATGGGGTATTGTTCCTGTATCCCATTCCGCTGGCCGCGGTCTACACGATAGTGGTCACGTATAAGCTTCCGATTCTTTCGACCTTCACGGATCTAACGTCCGATATTGTCTTGCCGTATGCATACTTCTGGCCGCTGGTGACTAACCTGGCGCTGGCCTTGATGAACAAATACGGTATGAGGTTGAGCCCAGGAAACACCCTCCCGACTCGGGCAAAGGATGGGCTTGCCACGCTGCGGGCGTCCAATACACAAATTCCGGCGTTGCGGATTCCGTCCCAACTTCGGGGTGGCGGGAGATACAATATCTTCTCGGACAATAATTGAAGGATCTATGGACATGCCTACAACTGTTGCGGGACTTTTCTCGGACCTCCAGTCTGGATCGCGGCTTCTCCACGGTGGAGACCTCAAGCGGGTCGTGGATTTGGTGGCCTCGGCCAAGACTGGCATTGTGGCTCTGGCTGGTGGCGCTCAGGTCAATGCGACTCAGCTTTCAGCCTACATCAACGAAGTGACCACCGTGGCGACGGCCAATGACTCGGTGCAGTTGCAGCCGGCCCTCGCGGGCATGGAAGTGACGGTGGTGAACTCCGGGGCTAATGCCCTGCGGGTCTATGCCTATCCGGCCAATCCGAATAACACCATCCAGGGGGCGCCGCAGAATGACGCCATTGTACCGCTGGCCGGCGGTGCCACCACCAACTTTGTGACTGTGCCTGCCGGAGGCTATGCCAATTTCCTGGCCATGAGCCTTGGCCGCTGGAAGTCCCAGAACATCTAACACCTTCGGTGCGATAGCATGGCCCGTATTCCCCTCTCCGGCGGAGCTTACCCTTCGGCAAGTCCGCTGGCAAATCAGCTTGCCTGTGTGAACATCTATCCGGAGAAGAATCCCAAAGATTCTCCGACGGAGTTTACGTTCTATCAGCGCCCGGGGAAGACTCTCTTTGCGGATGACGGGTCGAATAGTCCTGTGCGGGGTCTCTATACCTCGTCACAGGACTATTGCTTTGCGGTCATCGGAAGGAATGTTTATCGGGTCCGGGATGGTGGAGGGCTGTCCAACATTGGGTCGATCAATACGTCCACTGGGCCGGTGAAGTTCGCCGACAACGGGGTGGTTTTGGTATTGGTCGATGGGAGTTCGCAGGGGTATTATCTGAATTTGCCTGATGGGGGATTGCAGCCTTTGGGGGACCCAACAGGGACCTTCACCGGGGCCAATATGTTCGCCTACATGGACACGTTTCTGATCTGGAACATTCCGAATACTCCGACCTTCGGAAGTACCCTTTCCAATACTTTGACCTTTGACCCCCTCTACACCGCGGCGAAGACAGTGTACCCGGATAACATCATCGGGATCATTGTCAATCGGCATGAGATCTTGCTCCTAGGCTTCCAGACCTCGGAGATTTGGTACAACGTCGGGGCTGCGGCCTTCCCCTTTGCCATCCTGCCGGGTGCCTACATCGAGCACGGCTGCGCAGCCCCCTATTCCATCGCCTCCCAGGACATCGAGGTCTATTGGGTATCTTTGGATAAGCAGGGCATCGGCATGGTGATGTGCCAGAAGGGCTATAACACTAGCCGAATTTCCAACCACGCCATTGAAGCTCAGATCATGAAGATGCTGGACAACGGCATCGGTATCGGGGATGCCATTGGGTATACGTACCAGTATCGAGGACATATCTTCTATGTCTTGACGTTCCCGGCGGGAAATCAGACCTGGGTCTATGATGCGACCATTGGTGATCCTGAGATGGCGTGGCATCAGCGGGGCTGGCTCGACCCGACCTTTGGGACTCTGAACAGGGAACGGGACAATTGCTTCACCTATTTCAATGGTCAGTATCTGATCGGGGACTGGGAAAAGGGCATCATCTATTCCATGAATAATGGAGTTTTCCACGACTACGGTCGGAATGGAAATTCGCCCATCAAGTGTGTCCGGACCTTCCCGCAGATTCTCCAAGGTATGGATCAGGAGCAGCAGCAGGCGGTGCTGGCCGATGGTCGCCAGATCAAGGTCAACAAATTCGTGGCGGATATATCCGGTGGGACAGCCGTTGGCGGAGCCCCGTTGACGTTGCGGTGGAGCACCGATCGGGGATATACGTTTAATTCCAGCCCGGTTTCGCAGGATCTTGGCCAATCCGGGCAGTATGGGACCCAGCCGAGGTTCGCTCCGCTGGGCGTCGGTCGCTGGTGGGTCATCGAGTTGTCTTGGCAGGCCGATGCGAACATTCAATTGAACGGTGGTTGGGTTGATGCAGAAGTGCTGGCGAATTAGAGATGGCCAATCCAGTCCAATATAATGGTGGCGTCCCGGACCCGCAGAATGAGTTGGTGACGCTCCAGCGAAGCATTACCAATGTCTGGTTCAAGTTCCTTGTGGCCTTGCAGAATGGGATCAATGGGCCGGGGTATCCTACCCGAAGGGACTTCGGAGTCGGGGCGACGAATCCGCTCATCGGGACGGTTAACAATCGGGGAGTATTGATTGTCTCGTCGGGCACGGTGGAATTTTCCCGAGACAAAGGCATGACTTGGTGGCAGGCCTACTTTCAGGGACCAATTCCCGCCCAGGTCTCCGGGACCGATTCCAATGGGGATTCAGGGACCTTCAATGGCACTGCCCAGCAGACTGGGGGCGGGGCCCTTCCCCTCCGGGCCGGAGACCAGTTCAGAGTGACTTGGACCGGGGCCCAGCCCCAGATCTCCTACTTCCGGGATTTGTGATCATGGCCTTTGTGATATTCGGACTCCCGAGAAGTCGGACCTATTGGTTGAGCCAGTTTTTGTCCTATGGAAATAGGCAAATTGGGCATGACCTCTCTGGGGAGGTGCGAAGCACCAGGGAGTTTGTGAACTTCGTCCGGGCTTATGGTGGGGTTTGCGACACCGGAGCGGTCATTGGGTGGCGGGCCCTTCGGGCCGAGATGCCCTCGGCCACATTCATCACTATCAGACGGCCTATCGGGGAATGTATTCAGAGTCTACGACGGACCTTTGCTGTCGAGCTAGACTTGGATGATCTCAAAGCCCTAGACGATATGCTGGATTGTCTAGAGGCCTCCCCGGGCACAATCAGATATGAGTATTCCGACCTTAAGAGTGCCGAATCTTGCCGCAGGCTCTTTGAGACCTGCCTCGGCATTGCCTTTGACCATGATTGGTGGGAGCGCCTCGATTCGAGGAATCTTCAAGTGGACACGAGGGTGTTTCTTGAAAACCTTCCCCGCAAGGTGAACAACTTTGTCATCTTGCAGGAAGACATGCTGGCCCGTGCCACGGGTGGGCAGTTAAACTAAGGGTCGGGCCGGAGGCCCTTCGGAAGGATTTGTCCCATGCCTATTGGAATTGGCGTTGCCCTCCTCGGCGGGAGCCTTCTGTCGGGTATTGGCTCGGCTGTGTCAGGGGGTCTCCAGGCATCGGCGGCCTCGGATGCCGCCCAGCAGCAGAGTGAAGCCGCGACTCAGGCGGCCTCGATCCAGGCCAATGCGGCCATCCAGGCGGCGCAGATCCAAGCCCAGAGCTACCAGTCCGGGTTGGACCTCCAGTCCAACATCTATCAGCAGAATGTGGCCCGGCTCCAGCCATTCACAAATCTGTCCCCGGATAGCGGGGCGAGCCTCCAGGGCATCGCGGATGACTGGGTCACGCCGAGCTCCAACCCCAATACGAGGTTTACCGAGCCGGACTTTGCCACCACTCGGGCTGATGCATTCTCGAATTTTGCCTACTCCCCGGATGTCATGGCCCGGTTCAATCCGACCATGGCGGATCTCGCGGCGACGCCGGGGTATCAATTCACGCTCCAGCAGGGGCTCCAGGCCACCCAGAACGCCGCGGCGGCGCAGGGACTTGGCCAGTCCGGGGCGGCCCTTAAGGGTGCGGCCAACTACGCGGAGGGTCTGGCCGGGACGACCTTCCAGCAACAGTTCCAGAATTACATGGCCCAGAATGCTCAGCTGGCCAATATGGAATTGAGCGGTTATACGACCAATGTGAATACACAGCTGGGGGCACAGCAGCAACAGTACAATCAGACCATTGGGTCTCAACAACAGGCGTTTAATCAGACCCAGGGGGCGGAACAGCAATACTATAATCAGAATTTGGCCTCACAGGATAACAGGTTCAATCAAAATCTTGGGATTGTCCAGCAAGCCCAGAATGCTGCCACCGGCACGGCCAGTTTGGGACAGAGTTATGCTGGCACGGCCGCCAATCTGGCGGCTCAGAGCGCCAATGCGCAGGCGCAGGGGATCACCGGGGCTGCGACGGCCGGTGCTGCCGGGATCGTGGGCGCGGCCAACGCCGGAGCCGCAGGCACCATCGGCTCTGCCACCGGAATTGGCAACGCCATCACCGGAGTTGGAAATAGTGCCTCTTCGGGCCTCCAGTCCTATGGGATCCTCAACGCCCTCGGGGCTTCTGGTGGAGCCAATTCCAACCAAGGGTTCATCACGGCGGTGGCCAATACTGGGCTGACGCCCAACTCTGGCAACGCCAATGTTTGAGCCTTCGGCTCAAAGAAGGATCTGAGATATGCCCGCACCGATGGGACTAGGACAGGGCCCCGTGCCTGGGGCAATGAACGAGGCTGGCAAGCCGCCGATGGGTTCGGGCGGAGATCCGAGCATGGGGACAGCGCCTCCGGCGGGGGCGACGAATCCCGAGAAGCAGGCCACCATGGGGAAGGGGCCAAAGGCCCCGACTCCGCCAGGGGCCCCTACGGGGCCTCAGGACCCCTTTGACGCTGCGCACGCCCAATTCACCGCGTCGTCCAAGGTCTCTTCCCAGCTCAAGAAGGCTAACAAGATCTGGCAGGGACTGGTGTCCAAAGGGGACTCGGTGCAACCGGAGGATGTCATGGAGGCTGGAGGGGATCTGGTGGGCGTCGGGGCGACGCCCCAAGCCCTGGCCCAGACCATGGCGGACATGCCCTCGACAGGCGGTCAGGGCCTCGCGGGCTGGGTCCAGCAACACGGCCAAACCATCTCGGAACTCTTCCAGGCCCACCAGGACGCCGCGGATACCATGGGGCACCTCACGGCGGTGACTGGGATGCAGCGGATTTTGCAGGTCGGGCAGGCCCAGCACAGTCACGGCCAGTTGATGGGGAAGATCAAATCTAAGGGGGCGAAGCCCCCGCCTGCCCCAACGCCTGAATCTATGGCCCCGGCGCCGCCGCCCCCGAATGGACTTGGAGTTCCCAATGGCTGATCTCGGAATCTCGTCGGACCCGACTAAGATTGTTGCGCCCGTTGCTCCGACAGGCGGTGACAATACGGCTCTACAGATCAAACCTATGGCCGCACCGGGGGCGCTGGGAAATACGCCCCCGGACCCCAATCAGGCCATTTCCTTGGCTGGCGGCATTGCCAACATCCAGAACGCCCGAAATGCCAATACCAACTTTCAGGCCGAATTCGCTGCTAAGCAGAAGTTCGGGCAGATCTTGGCCAAGGCCCCGGACACAGCATCAGCCATCGCGGCAGCTCGAGCCGACCCGAGTGTGGCCCCCTTCGTCGGGAGCCTCATGCAGGAGCAGGGGTCCATCGATAATACTCTGACTCAAGGGCAGAGCATGAAGTTGGACCAGCAGTCCAATGTGGCCCAGGGATACTTCAAGAATCTGGCCATTGCGCTGAATGATCCGAGTCAATTGG